TAGGCGTAGATACATGGTGACAAGATGTGCTTCATCATGCACTACTAGCTTATCGTTTAATTCGTTGATTTTCTCGCTGTTTGATTCACCGATTTGTTGAATAGTTTCAACCGAATCATGGATATTGTCCAACTCGCCTTTTAAGTCTCCGAATTGTGATTTGCTTAAATTAGCTGACTTGCTAGCCTTCATCCCAAACCAGCCCGTTGCGATCACACCGATGGTAGGGGCAAGGTGAGCTATTAGCTCAGAAACATTCAATGTACTGTACCTCTTTTATTTATTTAACCCCCATTTTTACTAGAACAAGAAATTCTTAATAATTTCGTCCGCAATAGCCTTGTGCCCTAAATCTCCCGGGTGACTGGCAACGCCGGGGTCAGTGACTGTGTACTTAGTGCCGTCTGGCAAGTCAATGATAGCCCCGACGTAAGATTTATATTTAGGGTCTTTAGAAAACTTGTAGATGTCCACAAAAGTAACATCAAGAGGAGCACAGATACGCTTCAAGCGGTCTACAAAATCTTGCGAAGCGTAGTACACACCGACCCAATAAATCAACGCTTTAGGCGACGCATTGCGAATCCAACTGATAAGGTTTGGAATATCTGTTTCCAGATTTCTTCGTTTCTCGTCATTGTTCAGGTTATCTCCAAATTGCAAAATGACGATATCTGTGTCCGGTTTCAACGTCAGCATCATTTTGTTTTCAAAGGTTTGACGGCGTGTGTTGGGTTCTGATTCCCATGATGCCCCGTTACCACGTTCTACGACGGCTTCTGGATTCTTGGATTGAATATACTTCCTAACGAGAGTGAAATAGTCTTTATCTTGTGAGCTGGCAGCCATCCCAATCCCTTTCAGCCATCCATGACTTGCGATTGAGTTACCAAAAACAACGACACGTTTAGGGATGTTTGAAACCGTTGATAAATTCCCATTGTTATCGACTAACAGACGGAATTTAGTGCCGTTAGGGCTAACAACCATCGGTGTGCGTTTGAAGATTTCGAGCTCTGAAACAATCGGCTCGAGCTTGTCTGTAGTACGCTTCAAGTCTTCTACTTTCTCATTGGCACTTTCTTCTGCAACTGTGTAAGTGAAAGGGATAGCGTTGTTAGTTCGGTACATGATTTTTCCAGCGTACCCAGCATTGCTAGTTGTATGCTGAGCGTCCTGAATCAAGTTCTGCTCACCTTTTGAAGCGTAGACAGTATTGTCTTTGGATTCAAAAAATAACTGTTCGCCGTAAAAGATAGAGATATTCTCATGTCTTAAACTCAAGCGGTTATAACCCGCACTGAGATCCTTAGTGAATGTACGAGGTGACACAATCAACTGGTTCTGGTCAATGTTACCGATAGCGAAATTATACGTTCCTGCATCCTTAACATAGACATCCACAGTGTCGATAAAACCTTTCGTTTTGGGCCATGTATCGACAGGGGACATATAAGCTAGGTTATTGACCGTGGTTTTCTGTGTTGAGTCAATCCCGTCAATCTTTTGGCCAAAGCGGGTGCTATTGTTGTCAGCGCTCAAGAAATTGACAGTAGATTCTAGGGCAGACGCTCCATAATCTAAATTTTTAAGCAACGACGCTTTAGAAAGCCCACCTTGGATAAGTTTTGATTGTGGGTCTCTAAGCTGTCTTGTAATCAACAAATAACCATTTTCTGGTGGCGTGTAATCCCCGCTAATCAATTCATCTTTTGTTGAGAATTGCTTGAGTTTGCGATTATCGACGCTGAGGAAGTAAGTAAACACCCCACGGACATCTTTCAAGCCGTATTTAACGCCTTTTTTAAGGGTAATTGGTGGATACACTCCCCAATCCGCAGCATCCGCTTTGTCTTGGCCGTTTCCGTTGTAAAACTTACCACGAATGAACGCATTCTCATCAAGAATCTGCTTGATTTCGGTCACAAAATCAAGGTCAGTAGCCTTGACATCGACTGACAATTTTGGAATCTTGAGCGAAATATAACCATCTGGAAGGTTATTCATATCAACATTAGCAGCGGACAGTTCCGCTACTGATGCGTTGAAAACTTTAGGTTTTGGGTCGCTGTTTTGAGTTGATACGTACAAAATCGAGTCTTCTGTTGGCGTGTATTCTGTAGTAACTACTGTATCTCTATCAGCTAATTTCTTGATGATTCGACTACCATCTACGGATGTTACGAAAGTAAGGACACCACGAACACCAGCGATGTAGTAAGTCTTGCCCTTGTACATATTAACGGGTAGGAATCGACTCCATCCGCCGGCAACGTCGTTGATAATCTTACCGTTGTTTTCTACCCAGAAAGTACCGGTAATGCGGTCAGTAAGCATTTGCTTAATACCTTGGGCGAAGTCAATGTTATCAGCGGTTACTTCGTTACCACCAAGGCCACGGGATTGATAGACGCCCCCTTCTTTCCAAGAGCGAGCCCCTTCGTCGTAGTAATACCACTTGCCCGTGTCTTTCGCTACCACGATGCCGTTAGCGCCGTTTGGGTAGGTGCTACTGATTTCTGATAGTGAACCGAGAACTGCTTTCGGTGCGTTGGACTCAATCTTGTTGAATTTCTTTTCAACGAAATCGGCACTTGCCTTGCCGTTTAGAGTGTTCTCGATAGTGCTGAGACGATCATCAAGGTTGCCAGCAAGCCCACGGGCTTTAACGACTTCCATATTGGTATTACCGTTTGTGGCACCGTCAGCGTAAGCTATTTCAATGCCCGTAGCAATAGCCTCTCGGACATCCGCTCCCCTTGTTTTCGTGCGAATAGCCTTAGTCAAAACATTGATGTTTTTAGTTTTTTCTAAAGGCGTCACATCATCGTAGAGGTTCAAACGTCCCTCTGCTTCAGTTTGTGGCATGTTTAATTACCTCCTGTTAATTCTTTTTGTAATCTAGCGATTTCAGCTTCAACGTCCTTAATCGTTCTAGCACGTTCTTGTTCGTCCATATTGAACGACGCTAACTGATTATCATAGTTAGCCTTAGCTGCGAGATAATCAGCGTATTGTTTATCATAGGCTGCAATCTCGTCCGCTGATGCGTTAGAGCTAGGTGGATTAGGTGCCGTTGGGGCTGTAGGTGCTTGGCTAGGTTTATTCTTAAGTGCTGCGAGTTGGTCTTTAAGAGCTTTCAAGCGTTTCTCTTTGTTCGCTGTCGAAGTGTTCTGTTTCAAGCGTTCGATAGAGTTTTCAGCCTCTTGAAGCTGCAACTGATACGCTGAAAGTGATTGAGATTGTGAACCGATAGTCAAATCAACACTCTGTGGGTTTAGAATATCAATTTTTTTCTCCAAGATTTGCAAAGTTTCAATTCCAGAAAGTGGTGCATTGATAATCGGGTGTTTATTCCCAATTTCAAACTTGTCATATCGGTTATCAATTAAGTAACGCTCTACCGCTGAGATTGTCCATTTGGCGAGTGCGATTTTCTGATTTCTCAAATACTGCTTGCCACGGGCTAAAAGTACGCTAGGGTTATCGATTTCAGTCCAGATAACAGCCTTACGAATAATACCAAACTCTTTCATCAGCTCTTTATCTTCTAAGTAAGCTCGATTGTTATTGACGTGCCAAATAGTCAATTGCTCCCTGGTAACATCGGGGCTCTGGTCCTCGTCTGGATGTTCCTTCTGAATATCAGCACCAATCGGCATGATTTGAGTAGCTAGACCGTCAAAATCAAGCTCACGGCTTGCTGATTTGATATTCTTACCAATTTGAAGCGGTGATTTTTTGGTTTCTCCAATCTGAGCGGTCCAATCCACATATAAGCGAGTATTTCGCTCATAGATGGTCAAATAACCCCCGATGTTGTTGATAATTCGTTCTCGGACACAATCCCAAGTGCTTTCATAGCCCAGATAACGCCAAGGCTTATCCGTCCTACTGTTAACCGTGCAAGTGCCAAGATTAATGCGTTTGTAGTCCTCAACCTCACCATTCGCAACCCTTAGAATTTCAGTTAAGTAAGGGGCTGCTCCTTGGTTCGGTAATTTCTGGAACCATTGCGCAGAATCATGAAGAAATGAAAGGAAGTCCTCACAGGTCACTTTCTGAGCGAATCCGTTCGTTGTCATTTCATTTGTTGATGTCAAAACCCTGCCCACAAATTCAACCTTGCTATCATAGAGGTTAACCACTTCGACAATCGACTTAAACGGCACCATTTTGTTATACAAGGGATGCGTAAAAGGAACAGCGAAAGAGAACTCATGAATGGTGTTTAGAGCTTGGTTGATTTCACCAACGATTACCGTCCCACCTCTTGGGCTGTACGGGTCATGAATAGTCTTGCGTGCCGTAGTAGTTCGATTGAGCTTATCCCAACGCCGTGAGTTGAAATCACTCCACCAATACACCGCATAGCCGCCTTTGTGTTTGGTTTCGGGTGGTTCTGGAACGACGATTTTTTCACCGCCAACTCCGACAAGTTGCCCGTTATTATCCGACACATAGACATGCGTCAAAAACTCCCCATGCTCGTTGTTGTGGTCGGACACGTTAATAGTACAGTACCAGTTACCGCCCCATTCTACGCCGTCATACCAGATAATATCGTCTTGATCTATCTCCTTACCGGCACTAGGTGAGTAGTTTGTTTTCCTGCTCCATGTCGGGAACAATACCCCTTTGACGCCAGTGTCATTACTGAGGTTTGAAACCTTGACGGCGTAGCCCGTGTGACTAATGTTAAATACTTCGATTTTACCGCTTGCACTCATGCCATCACCTCGTTATTAAAATGCATGGCAATCGTGCCATTACCTTTAACTTTAAAGTAGTTAATTCCTTGATATAGCGTCAACGCAAACTCTCTATTCTCACCACGTTTGAGGTTGTAAATAACCCCTTCTGAATCGGTAAGTGTGATATCTTCATCGCAGTAAATCACTGGACTGATTGAAGTGTCACCAGAATTGACAAAATAGATTGTTCTCTCTGCTCTGGTATATCCAAGTTGCCATTTAGTCCATGTTGAGTCATCACTTTCAAAATCGAATGTGTCCCATACATCATCGAAGTATTCGTTTTCATGAAATGCGAATGGATAGCACTTGAATACGATAGTAGCAACTAGATTCTTCTTGATTGGGTCGTCAGCCACCTTGATATGCTTAATTTTACCCATCCAGTAATATCTGCGGTCATGCGTATCAAACAGTTTCCGTTCCGTTTTAGTCACCATTTGAGACTTAATCATACGCTCTGCGGTCTTTCTGTCCTCGTATTCGGTGAAAGGTAGCTTAAACTCGTATGTTATTTCTCTAGGCTCAAACACTCGCTCACCCAGCACACTAGAGAAATCTAGCACCCCTTGCATAAAGGGGATTGATTCAACGATTTCTTTTTCATCGGGCGTTGGTGCCTCTCGTTTCTGTAAGTACCACCCAGCGTCACGACTATTAAAATCGCCGAATGATATATACTCTTTAATTTTAGTAATCACAATCTGTGTCGTCCTTTCAGTGTTTTAATCGTATCGATGGCACTGTTGAAGTTATTAACCGTACCACCGACCAAGGCACCAGTATCAAGCACCATGTTTTGACCTTGTGCAATCTGTTCCTTGACGTCCACAAGAGCGTCAATCACATCATTAAGCAAGCCGGCTGAATGTGCAGCGTAGGCTTCTTGACGAGCTGAGATAGTGGCGTCTGGCGTTTTATCTCGCAAAACTTCCATCTTAAGCTGACTAGCCATATTTGAAGTAGCACCCGTAAGCATCGCATTAGCTCGAACATTGAACCCGTTGACTTGGTCTCGAATGTAATCAAGACTGTTCGCAACCTCTGGCGCTGATTCGTCGATACCTCGAGCAATACCAAGGCCAATATACCAACCGACTTGGTCACGGAATAAGTGAGAAGGTGAGTGAATTTTGGCTTTAGCTTGCGCCGCTCTTTCCGCTTGTGCTACCAATGCGTTAGCTGCTGCTGTAACCGCTCCAAGAGCTGACATCAGACCAGCGGCAAGACCTTGCCCCATGTAAGCACCGGCTGAGAAGAAAGCTCCGTAACCGGCTCTTGCGGCTGCTGCTGCTTGGTTAACGGCTGCTTGCGTCACTGCAACTAATTGCTGTCCGCTTGCTTGCATAGCTGCTACCATTTGAGCACCACCAGCACGGATTGCAGCAACCACTTGATTCATGCCGTTTCGGACTGCTGAAACAATCTGATTCATGAACGCTTGCGTGCTAGCAACCATTTGCGTACCGCTAGAACGTAGAGCCGCAGTCATTTGCATTGCCCCGGATGTTACCGCTTGAACCGCTGACATCATGCCAGCACTAACTGCCATGCCTAATGACATCATAGTTGCCTGCAATGTCATGGCTGCTGCTCCAACGGTAGCGAATACACTAGCTAACATCATGACTTGAGCGCTTACCATTGCAAGTCCAGCTCCTGCCATTTGGGCTGAGCTAGCAAGCATAGCAAGCTGACTAGATACCATGGTAGCCATCATGGAAACCATACTGAAACCAGTCTGAGCGGTCATGAGTTGAGCACCAAACATGGTCACTGCTGAACCTGCCATCATGAGCTGTGATGTCATTTGCATTAAGCTGGTGGCAAACATCATGAATTGAGTGTTTAGCATGGTCAATGAAGTACCAATCATCATGAATTGTGTACCTACAAGCGTTAAGCTAGTACCTAGCATGGTTGAACTAGTAGCCATCATGGTAATGCCAGTAGTAATCATAGTTAACTGAGTAGCTAACATCGTTAAGCTAGTAGTTAACATAGTCACGCTTGAGCTGATAGAAGTCATGCTTGCTGTCAGCGTCATTGAAACTGTACTGAACTGAGTTAATCCAGTCGCAGCAACCATCAAGGCTGGTGCTAGTGTCATTATTTGCGTTCTAAAAGCAGTGATAGGGGCTACAATAGCCGTCAAACCAGCTAACGATTGACTAGCTTGACTTGAGAACGTACTGAATGCAGTTCCCGCTGTTGTAAGTAGTGATTGTAAGTTAGTGAATGATGACTGAATACTTGTAATCGTACTTGAGAAATGGCTTAACCCTGCAACAGCACTAGACGCTGAGCTAGAAACCTTGCTCATACCGTTACCGAGCTGAGTCATACCAGTTCCGGCTTGCGCTAGTCCTGCTGAGTTGTTACCGATTGACCCAACACCCTTAGCGACTGCCGCAAGAGATGCAGCCATGTCTCCAAGGTTGGTGTTGGTGATCTTGACCACGCCATTGGCAAGCTGATTGAAGCCAGACCCCGCTTTTTGAGCAGCCGTACCGATTGAATTGAAGACATTAGCCAAGCTATTCAATACGCTACTAATAGCACTACCAGCTGAGGTGATTACGCTTGAAATACCTTCAAACGCTGACTTAATACCGTTTCCGATACCTTCTGCCGCTGTGCTGATTGATGTCCCGACTGATTGGACCACGCTTGCAATCCCTTGCAATGCTGCTCCGATAGCTGAACCAGTGGCACTGATAATGCTTGCCACACCACTTAGGGCCGTACTGATAGCCGTACCGATACCCATAGCGGCGGTAGCGATTGCCATTCCTGCTGCTGAGACAACTGACGCAATGCCACTAAAAGCAGCACTAATCACACCACCGATTGCCGTGATGATAGGCACAATTTGTGTTATCGCTGTGACAATCGCTGAAATGATTTGGCTGATGATAGGCGCAAGAGTTTGCACGACTGTAACGATAGCTGAAATCACTTGGCTAATGACTGGTGCCATCGTCTGAACTACTGTCACAATGCCTTGAATCAAGGTCATAATGACTGGTGCCGTTGCTTGAATAGCTTGCACGATTACTTGTAGAACCATTGCAATCTGTGGTCCGAATTGCCCGATTACTTGAGCAACTTGGACGATACAATTAGCGATAACTGGTGCGATTGCCACGATAGCGTTAGCGATGATTTGAGCTACTGCCGTGATAGTGTTACCAATGATTTGAACAATCGGGGTAAATGCGGTAACAATTCCACTGATTGCAGTACCTAAAGCAGTAACCCAGTTAGTCAATGCGTTAATGATGCTTGGTAACACACCTAGAATGGATGTTAACGCTGCACCAAAGGCTGTAACGAATGGCGCTGCATTACCTAGAGCAGTTCCGGCAGCTTCAACTAGTGGCGCTAACTGAGCAAGCCCAGGCGCAGCTTCACCGACTGCCTTAATGACGATACCAAAGGCAGTGCCGAACGCTTCAACGATAGTCCCTGCTGCCTTGCCGATTGATTCGACAACGGTGCCAAATGCTGAACCGATAGAACCAATGATTTGTGAAACACCGCTAGCATGGCTTGCTAGTAGTGAGAACGAAGCTACAATCAATGCAATTGCTGCACCGATTCCGACTGCCGCAATAGCGATGCCTGTAGCAAATGAGAGAATTTGTGCCGAACTCAACCCTTTGAGGCCCTGTAAAGCAAATTTCAAGCCTTGCCCGAAACCTTTGTAAGTTTCAGCAATGCCTTTGAATATGGCCGTCAAGATTCCTTTGATTGCATTACCAGAAGACTTGATAACGTTGGATATTCCACTAAATAGCTGAGTAATCGTTGATTTAGAACGCCTTGCACTATTAGCAGCTTGTTCTGTTCCTGCTGCTGCATCCGCTCCAAATTTTTTGAATGGATTTAGACTTTTAAGAAAGTCCAAGCCTTTCAATGCAGCACCTACCGCTGAAATCCCAGCCTTGGCAGTCATGAAACCTGCTACCATTGCCAAAATACCGCTAGTGATGCCATTTAGGACACCCGGTGGCAATGAGCTGACAAACTTAGACACCGCTGAAATAGCTTGAGAAATCCAGTTTACAAGCGTTCCAAGAGCTGAGCCAATACCTGAAATGATTGACTGCATTTGTGAGCTACCCAGCACCTCGCCGAATGATGAACCGATAGTTTTAAGAGCGTTCCAAGTATCTTCCACCGCTGCTTTGAACGATTGAAAAGCCCCTGTATCAGCAAATGAGCTGATGAAACTTCTAACTGATGTAGTGGCAATGTTTAGAGCTTGCGAGATACCATTAGCAATGTCACCGAACACCGAGCCAATGCCCTGCATGAGCTTGCTGCCGTCGATGTTGCTGAATAACTGCTTGATTGAGCTACCAATGTAGGTGAACGTTGCACCAAGATTTTTCAAAGCTCCAGTGTTTGTGAAGCCTTTCCAAAGCGATTGCAACCCACTGCCAATCTTGTCGGCAATAGCGTTAAAATCCATTCTTTCAATAGCATCGGTTAGTCCTACGACTGCTTTAATACCAATCTGATTGAGTTTTTCAAATTGTGGCATCAACTTAATACCGATAGACTCTTTCATACTATCGATAGCTTGGTCAACGGTCTTGAACTCTGTGGCCATCTTACTGAATACTGGGTTGTTACCAGCTCTAGTTATGGCATCGAAGAAGTCCTCGGTCTTAATCTTGCCATCTTGAACAGCTCTGACCATTTCATCGGTACTCATGCCCATCTCTTTCGCAACCGCAGCAATCCCGGCAGGCGTTTGTTCCATCATGAGCTTGAAGTCCTGCCATTGAACCTTGGGCTTGGCTGCCATTTGGGTTGCTTGTTGACTCAAGGTCTTCATGGCTTGTTGTGGGTCCAAGGCCGCCGCTGCAAGACCACCGAACCCCTTAACAAGTTCGGTTGTATTCTTCGTTCCAACGGCTGCTAACTGTGAGTAAGTAGAAGCCATATCGGATGCAGAATAGATGGTTTTAGTGGCAAAGTCCTGCAATTCGCTTTTGACTTGCTGAATTTGAGCGGTAGGCATCCCGATTTGTTCCATGTTACCGTCGAACATTTTCCATGCTTTCGTCGCACTGTTGAGCTCACCGACCATGGATTTGATACCACCACCAAGAGCACTGAGACCACCCATAACGGCACCACCGATTAGATTAGCACCCAGAACAGATTTAAAGACCGAACCAACCTTACCAGCTGAACCTTTCAAGCCTTCCAAAGCTCCCTTGATGCGTTTAGCCCCACTCTCAGCGTCTTTTCCGTCAAACAGCGCTTTGATGGTGACTGTACCATCTGCCATAGATTATCCCTCCTTTCTAAAATTCTTCTTCGTATTCTTCTTCCTCGATAATCTCGTTAGGGAGAGCATAATCTTTTTGAAGCCTACGCATTTCCTCTTTGTACTCTGCTGAGTCGCCCTTTTGTGGCTTCCATTTACGAATTTTGATGACTTCCATCAACTTCGTGCCCTCTGGAAGCCCAGACAGTAGAGCGTTGAATTTTCGCCAATGCAATTCACCCTGCACATCGAATAAGTCAATGCCATAGGCTTGTAGAAATGACGAATAGATATAGTCACCATCGTATCGGATATCATAAGGAGCCCTTTGCTTCGTATCATCGCTAGCCGTGGTCTTCATCGGATTCCCGGCCAAGTCATACTCAACATGGTTGTCCTCGACATCCGACAAGCTGATGTGCTCTTCGAATACTGATTTAAAGACCTTTGACATCTCTTCAATCGAGTAGTTTTCAAAGTCATTGTTAAATGATTCAGCTTTTTCCTCTCTGGTAGTACCAGCCAGGCTTTTGCTGATCAGCATCCAAATAGCGAAATGCGGTTTGACATACTCTGGTATATCTTCATCCCTCATCATTTCAAACATTTTTAGGACGGTATCAAAAGACAAATCTAGGGCGTACTCTTTATCATCGATTACTAACTTATCCGTTAGCTTTCGTGATAGATCTAGCATGATTACTCAGCCAAATATTTATCGAAGGCTGCCTTTGAGTTTTGATTCTCAAATTCCTCAGAAATACCTTTGATAGCTTCAATGAGATAGAACATCGCATTAATTGTTGACTGACCAGCGAACGCATACACTTGATTAAAGGCTTCTTTATCGTCAAATACTTGGTTGAAACCATCTTCTACCAATGTCTTCAAAGCTCCCAACGCTTCCTCATCAGTAGTGTTTTGGAACGCTTCCCCTTTGGCTTGCAAGTCCTCACCAACTGCCTTCATACGTTGGATATTGCCGTCTGACACTGGAAAATTAAGCTGGAACTCACCGAAATCTACAGGGATGACATTGCTACGTTTTTTAATTACTACCATGTTGTTATTCTCCTTAATACGAAAAAAGAGGGTAAGGGCTAAACCCCACCCTCTTAGTTGTCTTATCTTCTTTATTTAATTAGTGATTATCCACCGACACCCGGTGAAGTAGTTTCTGATGATACACCAGAAGCTGCACGGCCAGTAGTTGCTGACGCAATTTCATGTTTCTCTGGTGTACGTGACCAGTTAACTTGGAACTTGATAGTTTCAAGCTCAGACGCTTCACCGTCACCAACTTCGATTTCAGAAAGTCGTGCAAGACCTTCTTTGTATGATTTCCCATCTGGTGTAACTTCCTTGTACCAAACGATGAGATCATCAGCTACGGCATCTTCTTTATCAACGACAAAGTTTTGAGCTTTGTCAGCATAGTCACGGTGACCTTCGAATGAGCGACCTCGTGATTTTGAAGTGATAACTTTCTCCTTAGTTCCGTCGCCGTCAAAGTATGCTACGTCATCGTCTTCTGCGTCATTCTCTGGTGCAGATTCTTTGATGCCCTTAGCAATCCACATGTACTTTTCTTCGGTTGGTGGAGTGTCTGGATGTTCTGAATCGAACGGTGCGATATAGTGTTTACGAATCGCATTTTTAAATTTAGCCATTTAGTTAAGGCTCCTTTCTACTTCTAGTCTTGCTTGCAAATCAAGCAAGTAAATGTAAAAGCCCTGCTCGTCGGCATCGTTTAAGCTCGGTGTCTCGACGGTCAAGGCTAAGAATGTGTATGAATTATTTGAACTTGGTAACTCGAATCCAATTTTTGAAAGCTCGGTGTTTATCTTCCAAAGAATAGCGTTTAGCATTTGCTGGTCCTTTGATTTAATGGCTATCTCATAAGGTAGCGATAGAATCTGGGTGCCAGCCATGTCTTCGTCTTCCACTTTGCCGCCCGGCAAGGGATAGACTGAAAGGCTTTCGTCTTCTGAAAGATAATCAAGTTTGCATTTCAACGGTAGTCCAAGCGTGTTGATGAAGTTTGCGAGAACTTCTGAAAAATCGTTGTCGTTCATTAGTTAACCCCCATAGCTCGTAAGGCGATTTTGCCCCAGTTCTTACCATGCTTAGGAATAGCTTTCTTATCCCACCGCTTGCCAGTTCCGGGCGTAGTGTATTTACTGAAAGTGAAGCTTCTATTTTTGTTGTAACTAGACCCATAGAATTGAGCCCTTGCATAAGGTCCCGGATATCTAATACCATCGCTAAAAGCTGAACCGCTAGCGCTCAAGGTTCCGTCTCTACGAGGAATGAATTGCTCCATGTCCTCTATCATTTGGCTAATCATGGCTACCTTGCCACGCTTGACAGCTTCAGGACTGCATTTCTTTTCGAGGCCTTGCAAGTCAACTTTGACAGTTACATTAGCACCCATTAGATCACCTCTACTTCATAACAAAACACTTTATTTTGCCTTGGATAGTAAATTGGAATAACGGAACGAATCTTATAATCACGTTTGCCGTCATTAATTACGCCATTTTCAAAGCTTTCATCAAGCACTACTGGGCAATGTTTCGGATAGACAAATAAAACACTGGGTTTTGATTCGCTACGATTGTTAGTTGACCCGCTAACATTGAACTGTCTATCAAATCTAACGGGTTTTAGGGTTGTGGGCTCATCATACGTTACTTTACCCCATACATCCGTTTCTCCCGTTAGCTTTTTGATTGTTACAGTATCAATCAACATGCGTTTATCTATCATAGCCCACCGCCTTACAGCCAAATCCGGCCAATGTCAGCCAGTTTAGAGCGTCAAGGGATAGATTGTACCTCTGACCACCATTGGACGATTTAGAGCCGTTCTGATAGCTTACATGAGTACGTCCGACAGTCATGCTTGCTAGTGAAGACTTATCCTCAGCGGTCATGATGCCGCTCGAATCAAGATAGGCTATTTGATAAGCGACTGCTTTCTTAACCGCTTGTCTACGTGGCTCGAAATCTGTCTCAAAGTCAGTGAAGTCGTAGAAGTTCTTGATATAGGCATCAATGATGAGACTAGCTCTAGCTGATAGCTTTTCAAAATCTTCTACGTCCTCGAAACCAAGTTTTAGAAATTCTGTTTCGGTTAAATATGTCATTTAACCACCTCCTTCTGTTATTTTAGGAGGTCTAAGAGTTCCGCCTTGGTAAGCGTTGAAACACCAGTCAAGCCTCGTTGTTGTGCGATGATTCGCAAGTCAGCAACAGTCTTGTCTTCTAGTGTTTCAACCACTTCTTCTTGAACGTCAATAACGGGTGCTGCTTGCTCGCCGCTATAATGACGACGCATTAGCATACCCATTAAGCACCTCCGAATTTAACGACTTTAGAATCGTCGTAGAGATATACACCGTAATACTCATCGCCAGAGTAGACAGTAGTTTTCTTCAAGATGTCACGGTCATTCTCGATCATGACATCACGTTTCAAGTTGATAACGAATGCGCCATATTTAGCATCGTCGTCTGTATCTGTTTGAAGTGATGAGACTTTAACAAGGAAGCCTTTTCCTTCGTCAACTTTCTTAGTGCGGACGATTTGCACGCCAGACACCTCACCAAAAGTGCCAGAAACGACAACGTCAGCGCCTACTTCTGAGCCTTTCAACCAGTTTTGACCAGCGTCAGCACGCAATTTGATGGCGTCTTTCGGATTGATAAGAGCGACATAGCGAGCGTCTTCTTCGTCTGCGAAGATTTCCAAGGCTTTGTCGATGTTTGCTACTGAAATTGGAGCTTCAGTGATGTTTTGTGTTGCTGTTTTAGCAACTTCAACGATGTCGTTGTCGACTTTGTTAGCGATAGCCAAAGCGATTTGGTTAGTTGCTTCACCATAGACATTCCCATGTCCGACCAAAGCGGCTTTATCAGTGATTTCAATAGCTTTACCAGCTTGCTTGATCTTCATTTTTGTTTCTTTAGTGCCGAGTTGGTCAACCGGAATAGCTTGACCTTCAGTGATTTCAGTGGCATCACCAGAGTAAGTCCATTGTGGGACTGTAAGCTCATCCCCTGGACGGCCTACGAGAGTTGTTTCAACCACTGCTAGTGGTGTGAATTTGATTAGTTTTGGCAATTTAGCTGAAACCATGTCAGCCATAACCTGTGGATTAATGACTTGTGCAGTCGTAGTAGTTCCTAGAACCATAGATTAAATCATCCTTTCAGTTGTTGATAGAGTTCTGGGTCTTTGTCAAAGAGCTCTTGACGCTCATTGATTCCCATGCGTTTAAAATCTTCTTTAGTGAGACCGTTCTGATTAGCAGCTGGATTCCCACCGGCGAAGATTTTAGGCTGTTCGCTTTGCTGTTTGAAAAGATACGGGCTTGTCTCTTTCAATCCCTTAATAACCTTGTCTAGTTTAGGTTTACCAGCTTCATCAAGTTCGATATCGTCAAAATTGATGAATTTAGCAAGGTCATCCGAATTGTGAGCATCCACATCTTTCAAAGCTAGACGAATAGCGTTTGATTTGGTAACTTGAGCAAGGTTAGCTTCATTCTCAGTCTTGTAAGTGTCAAATTTAGCTTGTAAGTCCGTCAATTGTTGTTTGAGTTCCTCACTCGCTCCCTCTTTAGCTTGCAAGTCGTTGAGTGCTTGGCTTTGTTGCTCAAGTTGTTGTTTAAGGCTGTCGTTTTCAGCTTGCAGCTCAGACTTAACTTGTGCTTTGGCGTTCTCAATCCCTGAACCGTACGCATTCATTAAGGAATCGATAACCGTTTTATCTGTGATACCTGCTTCAATCAACATATCTCGTTTTAAACTCATGCTTAAAACTCCTTTGTTTTACGTCCAAGGGACTGAATTTGCCCAGTTTTACGACATTTGACAGGTCAATAAGAAAAACCGCATCAAAATTGATACGGTTCTTTATGTAGTCTGTTCCTACAAGTCAAGAATTAGATCACCATCTTTCTGTCTTTTCTCAGCTTGATTTCAGCTTTAGCTTCACGCAAAGGGTCACTGTAGTAGCGCTCTCTTGAGTAATCTCGGTGCAAGAATGGGTTCTGGCTTAAATAAGCCCTCATTGCTGCTTGCCTTGATTTCACTTGCCCCTTGTATTTGTTTATTAATTCTTCATCTTCAAGTTTATTGGCAACGTGTAACATCTCTTTGGATTGCCTAATAGAACGCTCAATAGCTCTCTGTTTTGATTGCTTGTTAGCGTTCTCTATGGCTTCCTCTGGTGTCAGATTTGCTAGATGTTCTGGGAGGTCTGGTTTGTAGTTAACACCGACAACGTAAGGTGTCAGCGTGTGGTGGCAGTTGATACCAAGACAGCCCCCAGCACTTCCATAGCCATAATCTAAAAGAGAATAGATTTTTTCGCCTTCCTCAACTCTAGTCTCACCGAATGTAACGATTTGATGTTGAATCGGTGCACACATTTCACGAGCTGCTGGCTTCATTGGGTAATAGAATGTATCAATGCCCAACTCTTTAGCCGGTGCCATTCTAGCTTCACGATAAACCCGCCAAGAGGTCGAGTTGATAACAGTCCTAGCGTAAGTGTCAGCTCTCCATTGCTTGCCGCCTTTGTCGGTAAAGCCGTAGAAGCCCTTCTCAGCCCACTTGATAACAGTGGACGATATGGCTTTCTCTGGCGTAGCAAGTCCGGTGATGACCTTTGCCACTGTTTCCTCGACAATGCCTTGATAAACCTTCCTGACGCTCTTTGGTAGCGTGGTGTTAATCAGATTGTCAATGTCTCCGGTTGTCTGGTTGACATAATTAGCTAGATTCTTCTGAATGAGGTTGTTTGTAATGAAATCACCCTTACCGCCCAAAGCCTCTAACAATTGGCTCTTAGTGTCCTTATACACCTTGTAGCCCTCATTCTCGATAACATATCTCAGTTGTTCTTCAGCAACGCCAGAATACTCAGCAATGAGTTTGATGTTGGCATTGTTAAGCAATCCCATTTCACTCATTTTCTCAAGTTGCCAAATATAAGGGTTGTCTTCAAGGCTAGCAGTCCCACGCTCTCTAACTCGGTCAACGACCTGGTCGAATAGGTCGATGGTCAATTGATGGTAGATGTCAGCTACTCGGCTAGCGTCAAGCATTAATTGCTGGTCGTTTAACTTGATAGGTTTCTTCTTAGCCATAGCCTATCACTCCCCATAAATATCAACCTCGTCGCTAGTCCTAAAACTATCAGCGCTTACCATTGTTTCATCATTGATAGATTGATAAATCTCTTTAGCCTGTTCCTCGGTTACATTAAGGGTCTTCTCAATCGCCATCGTCTTAGGTGCAAAACCAGCAGCTACCATCTTAGACCAGTAATCAAACTCAGCGTTTCGGTCAGTGAACACTCCATCATCCAAGTCTACGCTGATTTCATCCATCGTTGGAATCTCACCAGTGTAGAGGTTGTAGATTTTAGCAATCTCTAGGATTGAGATAACAAGCTCTTTCAGCGACTGCTCTACAAGAGTAGCGATAGAGTTCCGCATTTGATAAGTGTCTGATTGCTCTGATACGACCTCAGTGGCGGTCTTCATGCTCTTACCATCAAAGCTAAACATACCAGCGGACACACCCAATTGCATTTCAAATAGGCTCAAGCCCTTGTTGATTGCCTTGATATAGTCGTCCGAGCGGATGTCAGTAGTAAGGTCGGTGATACCGATACCCTTGTCCATGTCGCCGCTATCAAACTGCTCGTACACATTATGACCTGTCTCAAACTCACGTTTGACTGTTACTTTCTCACCGGTAGAATCATACTCAGTCTTAATCATTTGAGTAGGGACTGCGACCCTACGCTGACCCATTTTGACCTCCCACATAAACTCATCATAAGTGGTATTGATAAAGTCCATCGTAGTTTTAGCGTTATCAAAGATAGACAAGCCTAAAGGACTGTTAATGTCCTTGTTGTTAATTCCCGGTGGCTTAAGGTACGTGAATAATGGTCTTGTAAGCCCGTTGAGTGTCACAGTCTCTTCTAAATCCTCGTAGAGTACATTCAACGGCACACGCTGACCAATACGGGTTTTAGATTCTGATTCGTATAGCTCATTAGTTATTGTGTAAGTCTCTTTGCTCCACTCATGGAATTCAATCAGACTGTAGTATTTTACTTTCTGGCCCTCTGTTTTTAGTGTTTTAGTGACGATTGCGGCACTTGATACGTCTTGCGTGTTCGATTGCAATGGCAAGAACACCGGTGCTTGTACGAATGACACTCTGACACGGTCTTCATCCACGTATGGACGCATAGCAAGCCCACCGAGAGCCAAACATGATTCCAGATAGCGCTCAAAGTTCTTGCTGAATCGGTCAGTTTTCAATGTCTCATTGATAAACTCATTGGCCGTTTCATTATCCACTTGTATTTTAGCTTGTTCGTTGAATACAAGGCTAGCTACCTTCTTCGACGCTGTACGTCCAACGGGCAAGTGGTTGAAGTCTCGCTTGACTTGTGCCCCGTTACTATCTCGATAGGTAACACGGTCAAATGCACCGGCAAAGTAGCGGAGATTATCCATGATACGATTGTATTCCTCGGGTGAGATAGCGATTTTAGGGTGGTCGGTGATACTGTTTAGACTTTGATTAGTCATCACATAATTACTCCTTTTGAAGATGTTCTTAATGGTCTGTATAATTCCCATTCTTTCTTTCTCCTACACTTTGAGACCTAAGTCTCTAGCGTTGTCTAGTACAAAATATTTAAACTCATCGACGGTGTGGTCATCCTCTTTAATTACTTTCGGATCATCAGAATGTATCGTCTTCTCATCATATCGGTACATCTTGTGTTCCTCGTAGAATATCTTGTTAGCTGGTATGTCGAGGTAATAGAAACGCCCCTCTGCTAACAAGCTGATAACCATATCAATCATGGTCTGATTCTTCTTTTTAGCTACTGGATGCCATCGCTCGCCAAAATCTTTAAAGTATTGATTTCTCAATGCACCCTCGGCGCTATCGATTGTCATTCTCAGCTTTGGCACTCGGTACTGTTTGAGTACCTTGTCAATGAAATTGCTAACCATGACAGTTAACTCACTCGGTGCCTTTTTAACTACTTGACCAGCGGGGCTGTAATAGAATGTATCTAACAGAATCACATTACCCTTTGCAGTAAGCCCATAAGCACCGCAAGCTGTAGCTGATTGTTGGTGTCCGGTATCCATTGCGAATGATATCCCGATAAGTCTATCGTCTGTCGGTAAACTTTTGATAGCATGGAATGTGCTCATGTTATAGACTTGATTGCCCAAACCAACCGCTTCACCTAAATACAAATATCGATAGTAATCGTAATCATTCTGTTTAATGCGTTCGATATCTTCGAGCATTTGTTCAGTAACAAACCCTAACTTATCATCCAGATACGTGCTTGAATGTGCTAGGTAGTTCTTGTCAGTCTTGATTTCCTCGAACCATTCATTTATCCAACTATAAGGGTTGCGAGGCGGGTTGTAAGACCAATAGAATTGCACAAACGGGGCCTTGTCGTGTTTCTGACGCATGAAAGTGACGTTTGATTGGTCGAAGTCCTCGGCGTTGTTAAACTCAGCCGCTTCTTCATACCAGACAGCGATAATGCTTCCAATGTCATTTGATTTCAGCTTTTGGAAATCGTCTTGACCGTAGAAATAGAATGTCGAACCAGTACGCTTATGAACTATCTTAAATGGGCTTACAGTGGCTCTAAACTGACTATCTAACCCAAACATACTAATTGCCCACTGAACCTTGTTAAACACGCTATCACGGATTGTATTGGCTACTTTCCGAATAACTACCACGTTAGCTTTCTCACCTTGCATGATGTACTTAATCATCATATAGACGAGTTTCAGCACGATAACCGAGGATTTGAAAGAGTTCCGTCCGCCTTTTAAAACGTTGTACGGCTTGTTAGACTGCCAAACCGATTTAAAATGCGGGTTGACGTTTTTTTGAATATCAATCGTTGTCATTTGGGATATCCTCCCAAGCGTTGATGATATTTAGGTTCATTGTACCTTCGACACCGCTGTCGAGCTGTTCTCTTAGCTTTCTGATTTCAAGTTCCAATTTCTCGGACTGTTTAGCCGTTGGATAACGTTTCAAGATTTCAACAATTGCTTTGATAACTGTGTTGTTGTCAGCCTTTTTCATCAGCCTTTCAACTTCACCAGTCAATGGATTCATCATGAGAACTTCTTCATCACGTTTACCTCTAGCAATGTCGGATAGAATGGACAAGGCTTCTTTTGCACTCATGATATTTGCATCGTGCATTTTCTCGATTTCGGCAGTGATAAAGCTTTTTATTTCAGCTTTTTTCAGCAATTTCTCAGCTTGTGCGCCCGATGTTTTCGGGCTATACCCAGCATTAATCGCTGCCTGCGTTCCGTTCCCTAGCTTGATATACTCGCTAGCAAATAATTTCTGTCGTTGATTTAGCCCAATATGTCCACCTCCTTCGCTGCCAGATTTTGTGCATAAAAAAGACAACCCACAAAGTGAGCTGTCTCTGATTTTCTTCGATAATATAATAATACCACTTTAAACAGTTGTAAGATACCGAGCTTTAACCGTCAAAATACCGTCATTTCAACATTCTACAACTAATTTGCCATCTCTATACAATTCAGCAAATGCTAGGATAGCATTATTAAGTAGCTCTTGAAAAGCCGTCCTTTCGAATCCGATTGCTTGGGCAATTTGCCAGTTTGGTTTCGGAGGGTATGCCAGATATTTCTCTATCAGTATTCTGCGATAGTCTGGACGATATAGCCCGCTAACTGCTTGCTCTATGGCTTCTAGCTCGTTCATTGCATCAACTCGCCTGACTGCGATATTTTCCACTGGTCTACTCACTCCACTACCACCTCTTGGCATGAAGGTAAACTCCTGTGTTATTTTCTGCTCAGCTCCGTCGTGTGCAATTTCTCGCCATCTTGGATATTCTCGAAGTTTTCGTTTGCAACGTTTAATCGTTGCTTTTTCATCAATTTCCGGCAATAGCATTTTAAGCCCTCTCTGGTATAATAGTAGTGTTGACTTTCAAAGAGTGCCGGCCATTGTGTCGGTCTTTTTTATTTTAGCTCAAGAAACGTTAAGAGATTTTATTGAAAAGATAGAATACGTATTTATTCTTGGGGTGTTTCTCAAGCCTTTTATCACCTCCTTCCTAGCCAAAGGCACCAGCAAGGTCTTTAGCTTTTATTTTGTAATGCGATATCAATAAGAAAGAGGGTGTTTCACATCCTTTTTTCTTAAATTTGCTGGGTTTGTTTGGACAAGGTCTGTCAGCTTGTCCGGTGTCAAAAAAGTGTCCAAGCCACTAAAAATCTATATTTATTTTTTAGCTTCATTTTTTATTTTTAGTGATGACAGACAATAGCTAGCAAGGGAGTCGAACCCTCTTAAACCGTTCTAGCTACACGCCTAACGCATAGGCTGTATATAAGGCTTTTTTGACCGTGGTCTTCTCACGGCCTACCTTGCCTTTGTTCCGATATTTAAGAATGATGCGATCAACCTCATCGTCTAACCTCTCACTCCACTCGTAATTATTGAAGACATAATCAATAATCTCGCTGAATAGCTCTCTTGATAGCATTCCTTCCATTTGAACTGCCTTCAATGGTGTTAGGGCAGCTTTTTCCACATAGCAACAATTGAGGGCGCTTTGGGTTCTGTTAGCATTTTTCTGGTCGCAGCCCTTAATCTCTCTAATGTAGTTGTTTAGGTTGTTGGGGTGTTCCTTGCGTAATCCTTCCACTTCTTCTTGGAATCGTTTAAACAGTTCCTCTGGCAGTCCTGCGTTGGCTTTATCTAAAACTGGGCGCGTGGTTTTGCCTCTTGTGTAATTGGTAGATAGATAATCTTGAAGGTCGTTGAATAATTCATCAGAAATAATGCCTTCTAACCTGTCGACTGTCGCTGGCGATATCCTCGCACGCTCAACGACTGCACTATTAAACGCTTGATAAATGATGCGTGCTTGTAGCTCACTGCATTGTTTCACATCTTGAAAGAACTGCTTATAAGAGCCTTTTTTATGTGCTTTCCTAAGCGCCGCATGCTCATTGACCAACCGTTGATATAATTCCTTGGTCAGTCCGGAATATTTGTATTTTACGCTCATGACCCACGCCCTCTCAAATAGTTAGGAATGTCATCCCCAACATTTACCGCATCATACTGTTCCTTGCTGACCAAGAATTTCCCGTAAGCCCCGCAATCAAGCGTGTAGAGTTTCCCGACCATTTCTTTGCCGGTAATCTTTCCGTGCAGTACAGTGGCGTTGTCAGCTTTGTGCACCACGATAGCTTCTACTGGTCGATTGACTACGTTAGCAACTGTACCAACGTTGATGGCTAGGGAGATAACCAGTAGTGCAGTAGCTATGCTTAGTTGGTTATCTTTTTTTGGTTTCTTTGATAAAGTTATCATCAATCATTACTCCTTTTCTGTCCTTAATGTCGTTATAAGCGATTGTAAGGCACTCTTCCACGTCGTATCCTAGCTGCAAGCATAGAACTATTAGCGTCACAATTGAATCTCCTATGGCGTCTTTTAACGACCATTCTGGGTTAGCGAAATCAGACGGTCTCAGAAATACGTCTCTGATTTCCCTGACTTCTTCTGTTACCTTCATCCATTGAGTTTTGGGATTACTCTTGTCCAACCCGTGACTAATAGCCCACTCGTTAATTCTTGCGATAAGCGCTGGGATGCCGTCATACGTGGGTTCTTCAGACTCTGCGATAAATACGAGTTTTACCATTATTCCACCTCGTCAACTTCAACACCTAATTCTACTAATTGTGTCTTTAAATTTTTGATCGTTTGTTCCAATGCATCTTTGATTGCGTCCGATAAATTTACAGATGTTATTTCCATAGTTTGTTCGCCAAAAAGGGAACTCCTTTTAAGTCCCAGTATGAATTTTGGCTTTCTTGCAATAAAAATTGTGTCAAAAAATGACGGTTTATAGCTGATAAATCTTTCTAATTCTACAATCTGCCGTCTAATCTCTTCTGCTTTTTTTAACTCTAATAAATCCATCTATTCCACCTCCTCGATTTCAATGCCCTCGCAGTCGAATACCCAGCCGAACCCGTTAGATTCTAGCTCTTTGCGGGTGTGCTTGGTTCTATAGCCTTTAATTTCGTCATTTGATGCAAAAAACCATTCTTGATTGTCTAAAATTCGATTAAGATGAGTGGCGTATCCATCAACCCCTTTAATTCGAACCGTATACCTAGCTTCTTTCTCGACCTCGTAGCCTAAAGTCCAAGCGAGGGCGAAAGTTTCTTGGTTTGTCTCTGTTCCTAGAAATTCTTTTAGTTTTGAACAATCTTCTTGATTTTCATAATTGTAAAAATCTATATCACTAATAAATAAAGCCCGACCCAGATTAACGTTAGTAAATTTACAATACTTAATCCAATCCGCCACAAACTGCGGCACTACTGGTTTTTCAAAGAACGAATCATATAAGTCTTCAGCGTGGGCTATTGAAAGGCGTCCTGCTGTTGCCAGTTTTTTAACTGCTTCATCTTTGTTCATCATCTTCTTCTCCAAATTCTATTCCTAATCTTGAAATGTATTTTTCAGGTTCTCTGTAAATAATCAGTGCTGAGTTGTTAAAGTAAGTAGCACTTACTCCTCCATCAGCTACGGCTGATATATTTGACTGATATTTAATATCAATGAGTTCTATACGTGGGTTTTCTTCGAGAAAATAATTAATTAAGTCATCAATGTCCTCGGTGTCTAACCTGTTTTGACTGGTTACTAAATACTTCGTTCTAATCATGCTTCCACCTCTTCCATTTCTACTGTGTATTTCTTCGAATTTCGGTACTTAACACCTCTCAAGCGGTGCAACTCGTTGATAGCGTCGTTTTTATCGTTAAAAACGTGTACGCTGTCTTCCATATTGTCGTAGTAAACGATAACTTTATATTTCATGTCGTCCCTCACTTTTATCTGTGTAAATTACTGTGGCAGTGTACTTCACATAATCGGTTGCGTCTTCCCAATCGACGGTTAGTTTGACATCTTTCAATTCCATGTTATTATCTTCTATCCACTCATTGATCTCTTTATCCAGTGAGTAACAGTCATATAGTTTGCTAAAAAATTTTACTTTTCGCATAATTCCATCATCCTCGTTAGTAATTCCTCATCCGGTAACTGCTCCAGTGTCAAGATACGATTTAATTTCTTGGTATTAATACCCAATTTAGCGCTGATTAAATCCATATCCTTGCGATTAGACCAAAACCATCTTGAGAATGCTTGAGTCTGATCTAATACACTTGTGTGATCGTAACTTCCCGGAGCATATACACCGACTAGCTTGTCTTTATATCGGCTATTCATCCAAGCTCCTTGATTTCTAATTCAATGCGTGGATTAGGACTGTACTTCTTACGAGCCTTCAACTCGCAAACAATACTGTCATCTGTCCAGACGATACCCTTCTTGTCAACCTTGTTGTAACCAGCTTTTGAGATACTGTCAAAAAGCGATTTGACCAGATTATCAACGTCTGGAGTTTTCGCATGCCACAGCGTTTCGGACATGAATTTCTTGAATGTATCCCACGTTTTAGCTCTAGCCTTTGGCGTGGGCTTTTTTGACAAATTAAGCGGGGCTTTCATGTAAAATACGACATCAACTGAAATAGGACCGTCGTAGAATTGCCCGTCATATTCTTGCTCGATAAGTTGCGAGCATTGACGACGCCATGCCTTCATTTTAGGGTCTTCATAAGTTCCAAACTTGCTAAATCGTGGCCTTGTTTGTGGTTTAGGCTCGATGTTTAAAATCATTTTCATAGAACACCCACCACAATCTCGTAATTATCAAGCGTTCTTCCGTTTTTAATAACACTGCTCAAATAGCCTTTGTTTTTACCCAGAAACTCGCTGGCAGCTCTTAGGCTGTAAAAACTTACCTTCGACCCGTCTACCTTGCTTATTAGGGTGACTTTATTACTTGTTTGTAATAAGCCGTTTTTGAAAGCATGTCTAATGTTTTCTGACCTTGTCACCCACTCAAGATTTTCTACGGAGTTGTCTAAAGGGTTGCCGTTTTTGTGATTGACCTCTTCTTTGTTTTCTGGGTTCGGAATAAACGCAGTAGCAACTAACCTGCTTACTAGGTGCGTTTTCATTTCGCCGTCTTTCCACAATTTAACCTTTTTATCTCTCTTGCCACCTCTTTGTCGCTTTTGTGTTTGTAATTTGAGTTTTCTGCGCTTCCATACACGCTTTCTAATTCTTCCGTGCCAATTACTGTAAGTTGTTTTTCCCTCGCATGACCAAATTGTCCCATCTGAACACGCTTCATAGATGCCTTCATATCCTTTTATCGGTTTAAATTCCATTTGTGACACTCCTTTGCATCAGAAAGGAAGCGAATCATCACTGATATCCATAGGGTTTGCGTTCCCGTATGGGCCGTTATCTCTTGCAAAGTTTGGCCCTTGCTGTTGCGGCGCTTGCTGACCATAGGGCCCTGCATAGCCGTTATTATTGCCAAACGCTCCCGATGTATTACCTTGATTAGCATTACTGCCTTCACGCGCTGCACGGCTCTCCAACATTTGGAAGTTCTCAGCGACCACCTCAGTCACATACACCCTTTGACCTTGCTGATTCTCATAGCTACGGGTCTGAATGCGTCCAGTAATACCAATCAAAGCGCCTTTTTTAGCCCAGTTAGCCAAATTCTCAGCTTGCTGTCTCCAGATAACGCAGTTGATAAAGTCCGTTTCACGTTCGCCGTTAGCGTCCTTGAAGTTGCGGTTAACAGCTAGACTAAATGTGGCCACTGCGATGTTACTGGTTGTGTATTTTAGTTCGGGGTCACGGGTAAGGCGCCCAACTAGCACAGTCGAATTGATCATTGATTTTCTCCTAGAATTTCATAATTTACAAAGTTATCATCCAACAGCTTAGCGAATTGATGCCATTGATTTTCACCGCCATGGAACGTAAGAGCAAGGTTGACCTTGTAAGGCTCAGCGGGTTTGCTAGGCACTCCCTCAACTGGTTTAGTGTCTTCGATTACCTCACCAGTTTCAGCATTTACCGCTTTGATTTCCTCGTTTGCTGACTGTTGGGCCATGGCTTCAATTACTGCTAGGCGTGCCGCTTCTGCTTTTGCTTTGGCTTCTGCTTGCTGCTTACGCTCAATAGCTGCATCGCGGTCCTTTTTCATTTGTTTGAGGATTTCAACTAGAGGTGTATCATTCTGCAACGCTCTAGTGTACGGTTCAGCCGGTAGTTCATAGTCAAGGGCTTGTTCCTCAATCATGGCAATGTTAGCCTTGTATTCCTCAAGTCGGTCATACTCAGCCAAAACCAAAGCGTCGATTTCTTCGATGGTTTCTTTTTTGAGTTCCATCTTCTTGTCTTTGAAATACTTCTTCAAAGAATAGCCGTCGTACTTGTCTTTAAACGTGTCCTTATCCAGTCCGGCAAGCTCGCACTTTTCTTCAAATACAGCTCTAACGTGGTCAGCTCGGAGCATTGCTTGGTGATTGTCGATTTCATCACGTTTCGCACGCAACTTGTCCACAAGCTCCTGTAACGGCTTGCGTGACTTCTTCAAATTGTCCTCAAATTCTGCGAGCGGGTTCTTATAGATTTTTGAAATCTCTTTACGTTTAGCGTCTAGCTTGTCATCAAGCCCTTTATAACGAGTGATTTCTTTCTTGATGTCACTATATTCAAGCTGGTCCAGTTGTTCGTCTGATAGCTCACTAACTGCCGCTTGAATAGCTTTGTCAAATGCTTCAAAATCAAAGTTAATTGTCCCCGGTGTGTAGACCGGTTCGATTGTCTCCAAGGAATTGTTTGTTACGTCCTTCATGTTTCTATCCCTTTCGATTGTTGATTTGTGTTTGGATGTCATTAGTTACCACGTCGAATCCTGGCACTAGCAACTCATGGAAATCATTGAGTTTGTACTTCTTCAAATAGTAATTAGCTACTGTTTCAACTGATTGCCCAGTAATTAGAGCCAATTCATTGATTAGTTGCATGATTGTGTCATGCTGTTCATTGCTGATGAAGTTAGGTTGTTGGTCGATTCTTGACTCGTAGCGTACTTGTTGCGGTTGCTGGTTTTGATGCAGCTGGGAGTTGTGAGGTTGATTTGGTCTCAAGCTCTCCTCTGCCACTTCGAAGTGGTCCACATCTTCCTCACCGATTGCAAATAGCGCTTGCAAGGCGTACTTCCCAGCGTATGATTGTACGGCTCCTACCCATTGCGGTTCGTTCATTTGCTTTAAGTCTCCGTTGCGGGTTTTTAAAATCGGTACGGGAGACAATTCTGCGAACGCTGCTGCTTGCTCTTTCTCATCTCGGTTAGATGCCGTTGCAATAGCCTTGATAAAAGTCTTGCCAGAAAATTCGACTAGAGCATAGTTGACTACAACGCTCCAATTTGATTTCAAACTTTTAAAAACGTTGTAAATATCCTCAGCGTGCCTTGAAGCGTACTTGGCAGTCCCTTCTTTCTTTTTTTTAAGCTGCATCCGTTGTTGTAACTCTGTGAATGTCATTTCTTCCATGTCATATCCTCTTTAAATACCCATAATTCTCAAATTTTGGGGGTTATTTGCCGTTTTACCGTTTCTCTAGTGTAATTGTGCCACTAGATTATTTAGGACGGTTACAAGCGATTTTAGAGCCATTTCTTGCCCTTTGACTTTTTTAGGTGCCATAGCTCCTTTTTGAGCTTGGTGTTTTCTCGAGCTAGTGACAAGATTCTGTCTTGCTGACTATTAATAATCTCGCCCAGCTCACGCCCTAAATTCATGTACTTGTTCCGCCAACGGTTCTCGACCTCGTATGTTTCTCGTTCCATGTTTAATGCCTGCCCTCCCACCACTTCATGTTCTGTTAGTTCGTCAATAAGTTTAGGAGTGCTCCAATCCTATCCTCCATGGATTCTTCACGCTCCGTGCGTTCAAAGTCCGAGCCGTCAAGTTTAGTTACATTGTATTCGACTTCTACGATAAGCACTTCACAGTCAAACGCTTCAGCAAGTTTGTCAAGATCGTTTTTTTGTTCTTCATACGACTCAATCGACATAGATAGAGCGTTGTTTAAATCTTTGTTGAATCCCGCTTCAAACGCTAGAGTCCCTCTGTCTTTGTATTTTCCAAGAAATGCATCTTTTTTAGCACTGTAAAATACGACTTGTTTTTCTGTTAGTTTCATGATTATTCTCCCTTACCTTCGTTGTACTTCTTGAAACTCAATGTCAAACCTGCGATACCTGCTGCAATTACCACAAGCCCAAGAGTTGATGTAATTCCTTCCTTTTCGCCAGTAACTGGAAGAGTACCGCCGTAAACGGGTGTATTTACCACCTCTTTTGACTCAGAATCGTTTTTATAGACGACCTCGGTAATTTCTACCTCTTTTGTCTTCGGAGCGTCTACGGGCTTGTTAGGCACCTTTTTAGGTTCTACTGGTTTTTCTGGCGTTGGTTCTTCTGGAATGTGTAACTCTGGCAAATCGAGGATAGGTGCATCGTTTGGCACTACCCCGCCTTCAAATGGTGGCAACTCACGTTCTTCCGGAATTCCCGGAATACCACCTTGAAACTCAGGCTTGTCATGGACTGGTGCTTCATTCGGTACTGTTCCGCCATTCCATTCTGGCTTATCCAAAACTGGAGCGTCGTTTGGAACAGTTCCGATTGGCTCAGTATACTCAGGAAGCTCACGCACCTCTGGAATACCAGGGATGCCGCCCTCAAATTCCGGAATATCAACTTTTGGAGCTTCACGAGGAATTTCAAACGTTGGTTCTGGCTTGCTCTCCCCAGACGCATCGCCTCGACCGCCAACTAGTTGGATTTTGGAACTTGAATTACTTGTGCTGCTATCAGCAGTCAGAGTCGCCTTGTTCGTTGGATTCGTGCTATCTTTAACCGCTGTTTTCAATCTAGTTTGGTAACCAATGTACATGATGCGGTTAAACTCCTTGAATTTTGCGTCAAAACCGTCAGCTCGTACATTCCAAGACTCCAAGTAGTCTTTAGCAGAGTGGTCGATAACAGTCCAATTGAGTGGATCTTCTACGAAATAAATATTTTGTGAACCGTCAACAAATTGTTGATTGTTGGACCAAGTATCAGATAGCACTGCATTGTTAAGTACCTTGCGTGCTGTGTTAAGTCGCAAAGTCCAGTTAATAATCTGTGGATCATTCTTGTCTTGCCAACCCCATTTTGAAAGCAATTCGTCTGTTGGAATTGGGTTTCCGTCAGCAATTTCAAAGTTTTTAACTGTTCCGTTGAAATTAACTGTCACTGGCTTCCCTGGAGTAACCACGTCAGTCCACTTAGCGTCAAGTTTCAAACTCATGCGTTTATTAAGTGGGTTATTTTGGAAATAGTTGTTAAAAGTAGTAACCACGTTTCCAGCTTTCAAGTCAGTAGCAGCGTGCCCGATGACTTCTTTGTTTGGATTGTAAACATCAAAGTCGTAATCCGTTTGGAAGGTCACCTCTTTAGGAAGAGTAAGCGTTACTTTATCCCCCTCGTTAACTGGCACGTCGTCCGGAATGTGGATATCCTTATACTCCACTTCAAACGGGCTATATTTGCCGTTACCATTTGGGAAAGTAACCTCAACGTTAGGGTTTTCAACATTGATTGTGTCGCCTTCTTTAGTCACTTTGGTAGGTGCTGCTTCGACTGGTTGAGCTACTTCTGTAGTTGTTGCTGGTGCTTCTGCCACTGGAGTAGTTGGAGTTTCCGCAATCGGTTGAGATTCCACTGGTGCCGGTGCCAACACTTTTGGAGTTTCTGTGATTGGCTGAGCTTCGACTGGTGCCACTGTTTCGCTAGGTGTCACCGTAATATTCCCAGCATTATCGGCAGTGTAGACATTAGACACGGCTGGTTGTGTATCTGCCACTGGTTGAGTTGTTTCGTCCGCTGATACTGTGCCAGCACCGATAAGCAATGCTGTAGCTAGTGCTAGTGTGCCGCACAAGCCATAAGCCTTGCTATTAGTGAAAGATGGTTTTGCAATTGTTTGTGAAATCATGGTATAATCTCCTTATAGATGTTTTTTCTTGCATGGGCCCTAACCCATGCTTTTTTTAGTGCTCTCAACGTGCACCCAAAGCCCCACCGTGTCATGTTTCAATGTTTTATTAGACTTTTTTGGGGAAGATTAGGAAAAAAGTAATTTAGTAAAGTTTTTTGGGGAAAAATTATGGGTATAAGTTGCACTCCACGGCAAGGCCATGGCTGCACGCTGAAAGATTGATGTTAGTTTGTGTATTTTTGTTTAAGCCGCTCTTGCTTTTCCTCTGGGGTTTCAACCCATTCAAAGAACGGCTCTTGCTGCTTGGGTTTTTTTCTGGTTAGCAATTTCTTTAATAGCTTCATGAGTTACCCCACTAATTGATCTAATGGCAAGCCGTGGTCAGCGTTAAACTCTCGTACCTTTTCGTCAATCATGCGATATGGTCTTACCTCGAAGACTTCTACTTCATTTTGCTTTTTGCTCCAAATCCATCCAAATAGTTTTTTCATGTTTTTTACCTCTCTTATTCTTCTAACTACTACTGTATTGTTATCTATTAGTAATTATTTCTAGTTAGTGCCGTTAGGCTCTAGATTGTTGTAAGTTAGTATTTGTTGTATAGTTAGTATTTATTAGTGCCCAATTTTACACATTGCAATTTTACACATTGCAATTTTACACATTGCAATTTTAGGGAACTGTAAAATTTACGTTGTGCTATCTGTGGATAACTCTTTCTCAAGATGTCCCATCAGATACTCTAGGTAGTTGTCTGTTATAGGTACATCCGAGAAAAATCTGTGTACCTCACTCCCTTTTCCTCTACCCAAGCTACGCTTAATCACTCTCATATATCCTGCTTCTTCTAAGATTTTGAAATGGCTATCAACGGTAGTGCGGCTTATGCCTAGCCGTCTTGCGATTTCATCAGGATATACAACCCAATCGGGCTTATTGGTCAAGATGACCGTTAAAATGCCTATTGTTGCTGGTTTCAGCCGTTTGTCTTGAGTAAAAGCGTTATTGATAGATGTGTAATTTTCGTTGGCGTTCCTGATTATGTATTGCATACCTCATAGTCAAGTCCCTTTCCGTAGTTTTTCCTTGTGATAACCTAATTTGTTTCCCTAACCGCACTAGAGAGCTAGTGAGGTTTATATATTTAAGGAGACTTATGAATATCAAATCGTTGTTGCTTACTTAGTTGGTATCGTTCAGTTTCCTCACTAGCTCACTGCTACGGCTAGGGGTGTTAATATTATTTGAATCTGTTTCTAGTTTTCCACTCGATGAAGGACTTGAAACCTTCATAGTTGATAAAAACCAGTTTGTGAGTTGGGTTGAATACATAGTCTCGAAAGTCTTTGTTATCCCTCATTTCTCGAATGAGGTTTTTTGCCATCGACTTCCCTAGACCTTCCCACCGCTGCATGAGGTGGTCATAGTCTCCCCACTCAGCTGTCTCATTGATACCGACTGGTTTATAGGTGATTTCCATTGGTAGTCCTTTCTGATCTAAACTGTTAAGCGTTTTTGATTAAGAAACTTGTTGATGAAATACTGTTGGCCCTTGCCAGTAACCTTAGTTGTCGTGTTGGTCGTGGTATGCCCGTCAGCGTGGTTGATATTTGTCTTTTTCAACTCAAACAGACCTAGTTGCATGCTTTTCTGCGTTGGTTGATTCCAAGAATCCCCACGGCGACTAATTAGATAGCCGTTAGAACGTAGCCACTGAAAGAGCTTGTTTTGACCAATATCAATCCCGTTCTGTTTCAAGATTTTAGCCAGTTCGCCGATTAGACAAGATGACTTGCTAGCACTGACAGCGTCAGCGAACAGCACTTTAGGACGGTCAGCCTCAATCTGTGCTTCTAGCTTATGGACTTTCTTGTCAGCCATGAGCAACGCTCTGGCCATGATTTTTTCTGGACTGTTGAAGTCCTTTTCAACTTGGATGAAGTATTCTCTGACTTCGTGCCCCTTATTTGTTTTTGACATCATAGCTAGATGTTCAGCCATTCGGATTGTAACAGCATAGTCTTGCAATTCACGAACGGCACCGTTATTTACAAGCGTAGTTCCAACTACACTTGTAAAATCTTCGTTCTCTTTAAACATTTTGAAGTTTTGCTCAACCCATTGACTGAATCGAGTTTTTACTTCTAATGTTTTGTGAAGTTGTCTCGCGCTAATGATAGGCTCATTGTTTTCGTTTAACGTTATATCGATTAAATTATTCATGTATTATCCTTTCTGAATTCGTCTAAACTGACATCTAAAGCGTCAGCTATTTTCACCATTCTACTGAAAGAAATGTCTCTCTTTCCGATGTTCATCAACGTGTTATAGCTGATACCAGTCTTTTCAGCTAACTCTGTGACTGTCATTCCTCTATCAATCAGTAACTTGCTTAAAGTTTTTTTCATATTCAATTCCAAAACACAATATATAGTTTTTGATTGTATTGAAAACACAACATATTGTGTTATTCTATCCTTTCTGATATAATTAATTCATGACAAACGATTAAATAGGGCCTCTCATCTCCTTATGAAAGTCGCTAGTCAAATATTGTGGAAAGGAGAATTAATATGTCTAATACAAAAAAATTTGACTTAGTTGGTGATATAGCATTCTTTGCCACAGAAATTGATTATGATATTGCTATATCGACAGCGGCTGGAACATACTTTGGAAAATTACTTCCTGATAATCCCGATGAAACTTATGATGGTATAAAAAAATTTTTAGAGTTTCGTAAAAATTTAGGCCATACTTTCGACGGCGACGACCCGCTCGAAGCTATTCTCTTAGTAGATGTCACTTTGGTTACTAGTCCAAATCAAAAAATAACGATGCCATTTGTTTATTTGTTTATTGACCAAATAATTGGCGTCTCATGTGGCAAAATTTAAGATTAGAAATATTTGCTAGTCTTTTAGAATCAATCGTTATATTCAAAATAGCGTTTGATTCTTTTTTCTTTCCGCTATACGGATATCGTTTTGGTTTCACGTTTGTTCCTTTCATAATTTTAATTATTTAGTTCAAGTTCTTGAACTTCGTAGTTAAAAAAATATTCAATAATCTCATTTTTTGAGATTCCTAATAATCTAGCTGCCTTCACAATTTCGTCTTGTTGCCACTTTGCTTTCCCATTGATTTTGAATGAAATCGTTGTTGGAGTTATGCCAATAGCTTCTGCGAAATTTTCTTGAGTTC